ATAATATTTGGCTCATCTTTTTGCAATAATTTTTGTGTGTACGCTTTAATAAATGCGTTTTCAATCATTTTTTTAACATTCCTATCAAGGGCTAAATAAAAATATAAAAATTTGTCTTCACAACTTTTGTCAGCTATATCAAAAATTGATATTTCTAATTTTCCGTGTTTATTTATTTTCTGTTCCATTAATTTTCACCATAAAAAATGATAAATATGTTATATTTTACCTCAAAAATGTTAATAAACGAGCAAAAAATGTGGAAAATGATTAATGAGGTGCAAAAGAGACACCAAAATTGGCATTTTTTTCGTCTTGAAAGCCTTACAATCAACGGAATTCCTGATGTTTTTGGTTGTATTGACGGACACTCATTTTGGGTAGAGTTAAAGGCATCAAAGGTTAAGAATAAAGGCATTTCAAAATATCAAATCAACTGGCATTTAAACCATAAAAATTCTGGTGGTTATTCTTTTATTCTCAATCACCATGAGACGTTAAGAGAGCTTGAAATTCTAGAAGTCCATGAGCCAAGAACCATAAAAAAATTGAAATCCTACCCATTACCTGGACCATGCACCATGAAACAATACGAAACCATACTTGAAACCATATTAATGAACCATAAAAAAGGACCTCGCAATAATGCGAGGTCAATTTTACCAAATGAACCTTTTTAGAACTTGTTCAGGTTCACCTTAACAACAAGAGATATTTTTATACTGCTTCTCTTCGTGCGTGTTCTAGCCATTCATGACCAATATTTGATAGACGCTCATAGATGTTAATAGCAATAATGTCATAAGCATTGTCGCAGTCTTGAGTCAGTCCATTTTCTGAAGGATAACCAAGCCAAAGATGATCACACGCTAGTTGCAGGCGATCATAATTATAAACCGGAACCCAACTATCGGCTTTTTCATGGATAATATCTTCAGGATATTTAGCCTCCAAGATTTCGCTTTTATTATCTTCAAGCTCCTCATGAAAGTCATCTTCTAATTGGGACATTGTTAATCTTTTTTCTTCGCTCATTTTTTTCTCCTAGTTGTTAAATTAATATTATATATCATTTAGTTATTAAAATCAAAAACCCGAACAGTATAATTACGCTTGGAATTAATAATAATAACGATAGTTTTAAAGCTAATATTATTTTAGCTAACATTTTCTTCCCCCTATTTAAATTAAATGCTCGTTTGCGTAATCGCTTAATTTTTTGGCTATATCTTCATAATTATCTTGATTTACATCTTCTAATAATTTAAATGCCATTTGATTAAATTCTTTGTCCTCTAGCAATATGTCAATAGACGTGGCTGTATTGCTCTCTACATCATTTGTTATGCATTGTAATAAAAAGTTTCTCATTGTGTTTTCCTCGTATAAAATTCTATTTTTCTAATACCTACAAATTCATTGTCCAATAATTCTGCTTCGTTGAAATACATTAAATCAATTTGACCGTCTTGTCCGTCTGTGAAAGTGCCATTAGGTTGCTCATAGAAGATGTATCCGTCTTCTGTAGTTACTTTTCTTAATTGCATTTTGTTATCCATAAATACCTCTGTTATTGTTTAAGTTTCTTTAGTATAGCAAATATAAAAGTATTTGCAATAAATCATTTATATGATAATATAGGGGTACTTTTAACAACAAATGAGGTAATTATGACAAAAAAATATTTAGGTACATTCGGCGTAGACTCAGGGCAAGTCATGTTAGTGGACCCTTGCTATGTAAAAGATTTTGAGTCAAATGAGTTTAACTTTAGAGAAAAGAATAATCCTAATAATAGTTTTTCATACAATGGAGCTTGTAATCAAACTTGTTTTACTGATGCTTTGGGTGGAAGTTTAACTAATAAAATAGGTGCTGAAATGGCGGTTGTAGCATCTACGGGTTATGGCGACGGAGCTTATGAAGTTTACGCAACTTATAAAGAGGGACGAATAAAAAAACTTGAAGTCAAGTTTTTTTAAACCCATAATTTTAATCCACTTATAAAAAGCCCCTTATTCAAGGGGCTTTTTTTGTCTTGATCATATCAAAAAAAATCCACGCTGAAGCGTGGATAAAATTGGGGATGTGTCCCCTCGAGGTAAGGTATTAAATACCTAATGAAATAAAACCATTATGACGCTTTATTTTTTAAATTGTCAATATTTAATTTTTCCTAAAATATTGGCAATAGCTTCAAGGTCTTTAACATTCATATTATCTAGAACATCCGTATTAATTGCTTTAGTGAAATCTACGGCGTTCCTATCATATATTTTTAAATGACCCTCTATTTCTTTTTTGGTGCATCCTTTCTGTTCTAGCTCCGTTTTATAATTATCTCTATCACTCATTTTTAAAACCTCCTAAAAAAAAGGGGCTATTGCTAGCCCCTGTTAAAGTTAATCTAACTGATCCATATAGACTTGTGGATTATTTTTTCGAAACCAATCTAAGCCCTCTCGCACCCTTTCCCATAAATAACTTTCAGGGCTAGGATCTACCATTTGTACACCCATGATAAAAGAATAAACCGCTTCTTCTTCAGGTGTCATGATTGATGTAACGCCTGAAAATGGATTTTGTATTTCAATCCCATTTTTTCTAGCGTCAACATTTCCTGTAATATCTAATTCCTTATGGAATGATAAAGTTTCTATTGTCATTTTTAAAACCTCCTATTGTTAAAAGTAATACTAGTATAAATGATAATAAAAGCATTTGCAATGATTAATATATATGTTATCATAATTAAGATTTTAATTAACAACGAGGTAAAAAATGAATAATATTATTAATACGATAATGCAATTAAAAGATGATGACGTTAGACTACATATAACAGAAAATGAAGCTGAATTAAAAGTTATACTTGCAGGTTTTAATCCTTGTATGTATGAGTATAAAGGCGTCAGGGTTTATAGTGATGGCTCAATAGCTGATAAGTATGAAAATAAAAAAACAGGTCATATGGAAGTATTAAAAAGATCATAATAAATAGTTATATATATTTGTTAAAGCCCTCTATTTAGAGGGCTTTTTTTATCCTGATCATAAATAGAAGATTGGAACCGTACATTAGAAAATGCTTATATTATTATATTACCTAATCACAAATAGAAGATTGGAACCGTACATTAGAAAATGCTTATATTATTATATTATAAATATAAATTATTTATAATAAATACTTTACATGTATATAAAAAGCTGATATATTTAATATACTTTAAATAACAACGAGGTAATTAAAATGAAAAAAGAAGTTAAATTAATTAAAAAAGATGAGATTGAAGCTGTAGCCATTGAGTGGAGAAAGCTAAAAAATAAAGTTGATAAATATACTCATCTCATGAATAAAAATGCTGATGAGCTTAAAAAATATTCAAAGGCATACGCCAATATTTTTGTAGAAAATCAATGCAAGGTAACTGATAGCACTTTTTCTAGATTAGATGAGAAAGCTATAAAAGAAGAATTGCCTGAAGTTTATGAAAAATATTTTGTAACTAAGCCAATTAAAAAAATATTAAAGCATGATTTAAAATAACAATTTTTTCTTGGGACTTTGAGCCGTTTTTTAACGGCTCTTTTTTTGTCTTTTTTCAAGGCTCATTTTCAAAGCAAAATTAAAAAATTAATTAAATAATATAATTTAATATAAAAAATTTAACATCTTAAAATAAAACGTAAACTGTGCCTATTGCATATCCGTAGTTTGGTGGAAATAATTCTAGTAATAATTATAATAGAAGGCTCATGAAGACAGAATTGATGACAACAGAACAGATGAGGCTCGAAGTCGAAAGACTTTGGATAAAGCATATTAAACTTTGTCAGGACCATTTTTTATATTTTGTGCAAGAAGTCTGGCCCGATTTTGTTTGTAGAAAATCTAAAAATCCAGAGAACTGGGGACATCATCAGATTATCGCTAAAGAGTTTACTGATATCGCTGACCAAAGAAAAGGAAGGCTCATTATCAACATGCCGCCAAGACATACTAAATCTGAGTTTGCTTCGGTTTACTACCCCGCATGGATCATTGGCAAGTATCCAAAATTAAAAATCATGCAGGTGTCTCACAATACCGAGTTGGCCGCAAGGTTCGGGGCTAAAGTTCGTAATATCATTGACTCACCTGAATACAAACAAATTTTTGGTGACGTTAAGTTGCGTGAGGACTCCAAGGCCAAAGGTCGCTGGGAAACAAATCAAGGCGGTGAGTATTATGCGGCGGGTGTGGGAGCATCGATTACGGGTCGTGGTGCAGACTTACTGATTATTGATGACCCGCACACGGAACAAGACTCCATGTCCGACAGCGCCATGGAGCGTGCTTATGAGTGGTATACTTCAGGACCCAGACAGCGTTTACAACCAGGTGGTTCGATCCTAGTGGTCATGACCCGATGGGCCGAGGATGATTTAACAGGCAGACTTTTGAAGGCTCAAACGGAACCCAAAGCCGACACTTGGAAACAAGTATCTTTTCCAGCGATTCTCGAATCAGGGAACCCCGTGTGGCCAGAGTATTGGGAGCTAGAAGAATTAGAAAAAATTAAAGCCAG